AGGATTTGTGGCCCCAACCATTAGCGTATTATTTAATATCCCCCGCTAATGTTTGGAGAATATTAAATTAGAGAGAGAATATTGAGGCCGTAAATAATACTGGCATTTTGTTTGTTATGTTATTATTATTAAATACTAAGAATAAGTTGTACTAAGAGTTGAATAATAAAGAAATTTGTTTGGAGTAACACTAGGAGTAGCTGTAGAAAGAAAATTGCGAAAAGGAGTAACTAAATTATTATTTGTACCTTGCGTTAAACGTCTAATAATGGGAGCTATTACTTGAAAACCTAATCTGGATTCATCTGTGTACGCGTAATATAAGGCTAAATCTACTTTTGTGTTGGGAGGTCCTGTGGTATTTATAACAATATAGCCTAAATCGCCAACTGCTAATTCATTTGATACTACAGTCTTACCCATTTTTGTTGGTCCACCTATATACTTATACAAAGAGGCATTAGGGATAGAAAATTCATATTCACATTGAGTTGAAGAAGGAGTATTTTGCCAAGTAACGGGAAATTCTACTACAGGAAGAGGAAAAGCGCCATTATTATTATAGTCTGTAAAGTGGTTTATAAAGGTTAAGTCAGGATAAGTACGAAGCAAGGTGTTATTAACAGTACTATTAGCTGGTAAAACTCCTATATTAGGTGGAACATATGTGACTAAAATTTTTGCTGCTGGACTAGCTTTTAATTTAAATTTAAGACCTGCGTGCTTACCATAAAACATAGCTGGAATTTGTTCTACGGAACCACGCCAAAAACTATCATAAGCTTCAACTAACAAGGGAGATAAATCTACATTAACGTTTACTGTACCAACTGTGTCAGTATCTACTGTACCAACCCAACCACACTGCATTCTTCTTATTAAAGGACGGATGTCAACTAATGGTGGTATTCTATTGCTGTAAATTTCTTTTTCATTGCTATTTGAACTTAATAATTGTTGTTGGTCTGAAGGGTTATTCATTACTTTAGCTGATTCACCAAATATTTCTTTGATACTATCTAACCGGGTAGTACTATTTAAATCTATTAAATTATTGTCTACTAGCTTCGTGTCACTAAATGTAACTGTATTTGAGGGTATTGCCTTACCTACTTCTGTAGAATAACCAAAATATTGAAAATTATCTTTGGCTCGCATATAAACATTAAATTCTATTTCTGTAGGAATGGAATCACCAATAACTAAAGGTTGGGCTAAGTAAATGTAATACACTCCGTGACAAAGTGCTGGAACGGATTGATCGCGACTATTATACATAATATTATTACGTGCAACAAAAGGAAGATGAGAAGAATGTGTTTGATTTCCTCCTGAATACTCCAATAGATCAGAAGGCGCACTACACACTCCGCTCATAATGGGATAACTAGAGTTTACGTTAGTAGGAGGAAAATAGTACTTAATTACTTTTAATTTAACTGAATGTTTATTTGTGCAAGATGACTGAATTAAAACTTCTAAATCACCTTTCCAAGCTCTTGTATTATTATATAAAAGTTCTATATTATTAGCTATAATTTTACCTTGACTGCAGCCGCCTTGCCATGGACTAATTGGTCTAGACCACAATAAAGCTCCTGCATTCATAGTCGTATTTACTTTAAAAGTTCCTAAATATTGAGGTTTTGAAATGATGTTTTTAATCATCATTTCATCTATAGTTGTGTTAAAAATGGGTTCTGTTACTACTCTATCTATTTCTGAATTAGGATCCAATTTCTCAAAATTAGTTCCTGAATCAACTACATTAATATAATTTCTTAATGACATATTATGTTTAACGTCTAATTTAGAATTGTTCGGATTGTGTAAACCAGTATAATTTTTAAAAGTTTGTCGTATATTGTCTATAAAATCTGCAGAAGTCTTTTTCGCAAAAGAAGTGGTAGAATCTAAAGCTGTAGAAATAGTAGAAAACATTTCACCATTGAACGAAGTTGGAGCAGTTGTAGTAAAAGTAGCTAATTTGGGAGACGGGACGTACAATTCTAATTCTTCAAAAACTACTTCATACAATAAAGTTAAACTAGTGCTAGCTCCTGTAGAAGCTACTAAAGGATTTAAAACCATAACTACTAAATTTGCTACATTAGAAGGTGGAGAAGAATTGGCCGTGGAATTAGATGTACCGGAAGTGGGAGTAGTGTCTAAAATATCTAAATCAGTGGCACAATAAAAAGGAACTTCAACACAAACGCTGGAAGCTTCATTGGCAGATATAAATGCGTGTGGACCAGATAAAAACGTATTAATTCTATATCCATCATCACTGTCATATAGGGCTGTACTGCCTTGTAAAGGAGGCACTACTGCTGCTATTAACATTCCTTGATGAACAAGAGTACCAGTGCATGATATATTTATACACATTTTCATACGATACAAACCAGCTCCACGCATTAAACTAGATAAGGATGAATTTGCATTTATAGCGTCTCTGGGTAAACGATTAAGGGGAAGAGTTAAAACTGAAAATCTATTATCAGTCGTTCTCCAGGTGGAAGTGCCAACACAATAAGGACGACGTAACCAAGGAGTTACGTCTAATTTCATTGAATCTGGCATATGAGTTGGTGGTAAAGTTGCATAACGGCGTTTTTGAGAAGCTACATCTCTAGTTTGAATAGTAGATGCTGTTCCTTTAATAAATGTAGATATGTCGTTTGTATCTTGATTTTGTTCTTCTACTTTATTGTCACTAATCGGAGTGTAATTAGTACTTTCTAAACGATGATGATTCGTATTATTAGGATACATATTATTAACAGAAGGTGAACTACTAGTTTCGGACATTAACGCTTGGGGGTCATTTGAACTATTGCTAGTTCCATTGTAACTATTACTATTATTATTATTATTATTATTTTCATTATTAATTGGAGTTTGTTATATTTTAAATCATACTAAAACTATTGATGATCATAGGATCTAATTATTGATAAACTATAAAAATGTGCGCTGCCTGATCCTAAAGGCATTTAACGTATCTAATTATAATTTTTATCGAAATCTCGTTTATATAAATAAAAAGCTTCATCTAAGTCGTAAGTAAATAAATTTTTAAGATATTCTAAAGGTAATCTAGTAAAATTAATATTATTATTATTGCAGTGATTTTCTAAATTATCAATATCATTTTTATAAAGTTCTTCGTGTAAATACATTTCTCTTTGATAAGCTTCCAATTTACCTTTCATAACAATATTAGCGTCTTTTTTACTATCAACCCATTGGATACTATTACTAAGAGTTTCAGTGGAAAGAGGTCCTACTATTTTATTAAGTTGTTTGTGATAAAGAAAGCTACGTTTTAAAAATGTTAAAGTATCGAGAGGTCTACCTTTTTCAACTATTGGAGTTTTATCACCATTTGTAAACGTCATACCTATATCTTCAAAAAATTCGCGCATGGTAATAGCATTGACTCTGTCTTGTAAACTACGAGGAACAGAACAGAGTTTATCATCACCACACACAAAATCTTTTATAGTTAAGTATTCGCTAACTGTTGGTTTTTTATTTTGAAGTAAACTATTAATATAATAAACACATGCAGTATATCCTCTATTATTGAAACTATTAAATAATGCTGTAATCCAAGATCCAGATGGTATGGAATGTGTACCTACTCTTATATTATTAAGGGTTAAAACAAATGCTCTAACTACATTTTCTAAAACAAATTCTAAAACTTGGGGATTTTTACCTTTATATCTATTTTTAACTTTTTCGTGTACTTTGTCTTGCATTTGGGCAGCTTGACCTCCATCATAATTTCCTAAATCACCGTCAAAATATAATGCTGCATTAAGAGTAAGTTCTTCGTATAAGCGGTCCCAATCTGCATAAGGATTAGCTCCTATCATTATTTGGTTAAACCATTTATTTTTGACTACGTGTTTAAAAAGATTACCTACATATTTCTTTGTTAATAAACATAAAGCTAAAGGACATACTCTAAAAGATCGGGGTTTGTTTACTTTACTATCGGCTCTTAACTCATTCTTAAGAGTTTCATAATATAGAACGTCTTCGACGTTAACTTTACCTTCTATAATTCTATTTTCTAAATCTTCAAATTGTTTTTTAAATTCTGGTTTAAAGCATTTATTTTGGAAATCTATATATGTATATTTATCTTTATCATATCCATAACCGTTAACGGAATCTTTATTAATCCCGCTGATATATTCGTTACCTGACACTATTTCTTCTTCTGTTAGTTCTTCATAATCGCATAGAAACATATCAATACATTTCCCTGCAAAATCAATAACTTCTTCTGAAATAAACGGAATAGGTTTATACGATTTATCAGCCATACGTACTACAGTTTTAGGACCATAAGCAGACAAATTTGCGGGTTGTTTAGTGGGGGGGGTGTAATTATGTAAAGGGGATGGGACTAATGAAGTTTTACTAGGAACATGCATGGACACTTCACTCGGATATTCAGCTCCGCTGAACTCTAATTTCGGTTTATGTTTGGTTAAATCGCCAACATCTTTAAAGGGTCCTTCATCTTTTATTAAATTTTTGTCTTTTTGTAAAATATTAAGAATATTCCTACGATCTTCTTCTCCGAAAATTACAGCGTTACCTGTAGTTCCATTATCGCCTGCTACATGCATACCGATAATGCCGGCTGTACCATCAACTATAAGTGATCCACATAGACCACCTGCTGATACATCATATTCAAAATAATTACCTCCAACTAAAAAATGAGTTCTATTATATGTTTTATACATTTGAGTTTCTGAAGGAGTATTTATAGATGAGCCTATATCCAACTCACCAAAACAATTAACAAAATAAGGTTTATATACGCCAGGTTTTGATGTTTCTTTTAAAAATTTTTCACAAGATTTAAATGGAGCAATGGAATTTATTGGTAATTCTAACACACAAATATCTGTTTTAATATTATTGTAAACTACTTTATAAGGAATATTATTAAGTAAAGGAGAATCATGAAGCATAGACTCAGGAGTTGTATAAAAATTTAAAACTTTAGCTACATTGGGATCTTCTACAGTATGACCTACCATAATTAAATAATGGCCAGAAACTAATGCTTGACAATAAAAATAACCAGAACTTCCTTCTAGCATATAGGGAAATTCCGCTATACCCATACGTTGACGCAAAGCTGTTACATTTGTTGGAACTCCAGATTGACACTCTTGAACAGTGATTCCTTGGGCTGTTTTGATTAATTGTTTTGTGACGTTTCTAGCTTTCATGGCAGTTTTCCATTTTTGTACGACTTGGTATTTAGTATATGATTCAAAGTCATCAAGATTATTATTATCTTCATTATCTGTATTTAAAAAGAAACTACGAAAAATTTTGTAAAGTAAAACACTAGACACTACTAAAGCGGACAAAGGAATAAACTTTTTTATCTCAAAACTACTAACTTCAAGTAAATCAAAAATACTAGTTGAAATAGAAGATATATATTCTCTTAATAAATGATGGCAATAATGAACTACAAAAGCTGATGACATATCAAAGAAATTAAATTCGCTAGTTAAAACGCTTTGATTCAAATGTGAAGTATTGTTTGATGAATTATTAGATTGAGTTTGCGCTGAAGATGTTTGAGCTTGATTAGTGGATACAGATCGTAACAAAGACGGTTGTGTTTGAGATACGGGTGAAGATGTAATTGTAATTTGGTCGTCTACGTCTACATAATTATCATTATTATCATAGTGATAATCATTTTCTAATATATGATCAACTGATGATCTCAACGTTTCGGTCATATCACAACTAGATTTAACTTTATTGTAATGAGCTCTTAAACGGCGAGTAATATCCACTAACCATGCTAAGGACTTGGCTTTATTAGATACATCAACTGCGGGGGTGAAAGGTTTATTGTCCACAAAAGTGTGAACCCATCTTTTAGTGTCTATATCAAATCTACTATATTGTAAAATACCAATTAAATTTCCATTTCTATTAGTAACTTGACTAAAATCAATAACATGTCCTCTACGATGTAGAGCTTCTATACTAGCTATGCAATCACTTTTAGTCAAACCAGTTAAATTTTTAAAATTATTAGTAGTCAATAAAATCATTTCACTATTAAAAAACTTTGTATCTTTAAGATCAGCTGACGCACAATCTAAAGGCATTTTAACTACAGACACCATATTTATTAAAGATCTCCACTGGGATGTGCTTTGTTGGCCTACATCATCCATTACAAAAATCGTTTCATTATTATAAGTGTCATAGAAATCTTTTCCATCATCTATAGACTTAGTTGCATGTATATAAGATGATTCGCCTAAATATTGTAGTAACTGTGTGACAAAAATAGATTTTTGAGTTCCAGGAGGTCCATCAAGTATTAAACAAGCAGGTTCGGGTCGAGAACAATTCTCGTAATTGATAACTGATTTATATAACCGGATAAAGTCTTTATATATATTAGTTGCGTGAATATTAGTTTTCATAAATTCTTTAAGTAATTCATCATTACTAACTTTCTCATAAGTGTCTTTAACATCTACTCTGAATGGTTCTTCTATTAATATTCTTCTATTATTTTTCCAAGCAATATACGTACTATGAAGGTTACTCAGTATATTTCTACGAGCACCCATATGAAAAAATCTACTTAACAAAGTCTTAAGAGAATCGGGAACACAGGGTATTTTTTCTAAACATTCTAATAAAAAACCAGAGACATACGAAATTAAATCTAAAAATACATTAGGAGCATCTACAACTCGTTTAGACGTAAATAAACTAATCTTTTTTAAATAATCTGCCATCACAGGTGGTAATAAAGGATATACGGCAGCTAAAACAAAAGTTTCACTTTCTCCAAAAATTAATTGCCCTCTAACGTAAATAGACCAAAAACGAACTAAATTAGATAACAAAACGACAGGTGTCCAACTTCCATAAGTATTAAACGATGTGAGCAGTGCTAATATATCTAAAACTAAAGGATATGTGTGTGGATTAACAACGCCAGATATAAGTCTTTTAAAAGCTGTTATTGTAGTTGATATAAAAGTACCTAAATGATTAAATATTTCTATTTGGCCGGTTTTGATTGATTTTAAAAACTTTATTAATTTTTTACGAGGCATAGTGCTAACGCATGCCCATGTTTCGTGACCAACAGAAATCCATCTAATTTTCTCATGATGAAAGCGAGAAATATTATCTGTGATGAAAATAGTGTTGGTTTTTTCTAAATAAACATTATAAATTGGATTAGAAGTATTTTTAACTATGTTGAACATTTTAAGTGCCGGGGACATGACGATATGGTATCTATACCAACATATATATATAGCCGCAAGTTAACTTAATTTACAGGCCTCTCGTATAACGTGTGTTGCATTAATTTACTTTCTATGTTACCTACCAAATTTTACTAAACTTCTTATAGTAATCTTCAATAGTTCAGGGAAAAAGTAGTAATGGTCTATACTTGAGCCGATGGTAAATATTATTAAACTATGGTGATATTGGATTTACTAGATTGCGTGGCTCGTTTTCGGAAACCGCCACAGACCTTAAATGACCATTCTCAAATAAAATCCTAAACCGATATTTTAGCGCATTTTGTATCCATTATAATAGTGGTTAACGCAGGTTTACCTCGGCAAGCCTAACTGCATATACTATTAAACATTAACTGATACGTAAAATATACTACACCTCTCCTTCAAAATATATATATATATATAAAATAGAATAAATAAAATAACGAGGCTTTAAAATTAATCTTCTCCTCTATTGCCCAACGGAGCGATAAAAAGTTAAAGTTGTAAATTAAACTCTTTGTATTATATATAAATAATTAACTACAAATATAAAATACTACTGAAATAAACTAAATAAACGTAAATAAATTAAAAGAAAATAAGGTTGGTTTAATTAAACTTTGATTAATTGGGAAAAGGGTGGCTATTTATGAATATTATTGATAAATAGCGACATACGATACAAGGAATCATGGTAACTCAGACACAAACAAATATTTAAGTTATCACAATGACTTGCGTTTTGTTTTGTTTACAATGTAAATATTAGATATCATGACTATGTAATATTTACAAAGGAAATATAAAATACATTATGC